TTCGATTTTAGTTTCTTATGATTTCGAAACTGGGGGCCCCGGATTACGCAAAATTGTAATCGCGGGTTTGCCTCTACCAGGAGCAAACGTCAGCTTAATCGGTTTAGCTGGATGGACGGGTTCGATTTTAGCCAGCAAGGGAGTTCTCTCATCGTCAGTGGAGGTTCTGCTGGGGCGGATGGTTTTAGATCGTCCGCGGGATCTTGATTTTTCTGATACTGCGATGGGAGTTTTCTTAGCAGGGTCTATGATTTCTGAGTCAACAATTACTTGTTCCGTTTTATGAGGTTTCGCCGAGACTATCTCGAGGCACAATGGGGCCTTCAAGCAGTCTGAGAGATTACGGACAGACACTAACCATGTGCCGAAAATTTTCATGTCAAAACTGGGCATAACTGCCTTTTGTTCATCCTCCATCCAATCATCATCGTTAGCATTGGGATATTGTACATCTCTATCAAAGAGGGACCAATAACTAGCAATGTGAGCCAAGGTAGGCTTTTGGGCATGGGGGAATCCGGTTACGACACGACAAAATTCGCCAATAATAGGGGTGTTTTTGTCTGTGATATAGAATGATGTAGCTTTCTGAAATAACTTTTCTTCAGGTGAAACAGATGATGGGAGCCTAACTGTGGTGTGGAATTTGCTAAGTTGCCTAGGCAAGTCACACATACTATCGGGGCATCCATACCATACATTTGGTGAATAGTACCGTGATAGGAAATTTACACCGCGTTCACCGCGCATGACAATTGCAGCATCCAATTTAAGGCCTAATTTACTGGCAGCCCAGTTAAGGTTTTTCATTGGGAGGTCTTTGTTTGCTGAATCGTCGCCGTTCATAATGCCTAAGGCTTTGAACGCGTCCGCGGGGGTGTGTTTCGTTCCGGTATGGGGATTCACTGTGTTTCGGTAAGCTATATATACCATAAAAGAATTTCGCAGGGTCTGGGAACAGGAAGTCGAACAACAACCTGAACCGTGGCAGGGTCCTTGATGAAATGAAGTACCTTGGGGAAGGAAACCGATGTTGTTGCAGTTTCTCTTTAGGAGTTCATTTAGCTCAGTGCGGTAGTTTACAAAAGCTTTCATGTAAACCGCCCGGTCCACCCCTCTAAGTCGGTGAGTGATGCTACCATCCATTCTTTCCAAGTCAGATAAATTGGCAAAAGAACGTGCGGAGGTGCATATGTCAGTCACACGGGTCGCGATCTCTAGAGGGGTCTTTCCTGGGCCGTACCAGTCAAATTGCTTGCAGTGTTCGGAAAGGGCGACTGCAAAGCCAGCCATTTCCAGTTTGTCAGAATCATTGTATGTTGAAATACATCTAGGATCCTTGACGCCCTGATAGGCTTCGGCTTTAATAAAGCATTTTAACGTCTTCTTTCTAAAGGGTCCATTCACAATGGCTCGCCCTATAGATTGGCGCTGGGTAACACTGTTTTGTTTGTCGTAAATCACTTCGAAGCAAACAGGTTCAAGGGGGGTACCATTAACGACAAATTCTGCAAATTCATCGATACAAACGTCAACAAAATGGCATGCGGGGGGTTCGCTCTGTTTTAAAGAGTTAATCCTGCCATTGACGCATCGTACTTCACTAGCTAGATCTTGCACAGGTGCAAAGGCTCCATGTATAAAGGGACTCATGAAAGCTTCTAGCTTAGGTTTAATGTCTTGGTCATATACGTCTATAGCAAAGCTATACGCACGTACAGAGTCAGAGACGGGGAAAACTGTGGGTATGACGTCATCGCATGTTGAACGATGGTATTCGGTAAGGATAGCTGCCGCCTCACGATTATTTTCAATCCATGAGGCGGTTGTGGGTAGCGTCAGGTTAGTTGTACCTAGTCGAGCGACTGAAGCAATGGAGTCATCCAAATTGGCTAGAACGGTAGCACAAGCAAAGCTCCCAGGCCTTGATGTTGTGAAATATGTCCCGCTGTCGTTATGCACAGCAAAGCGTATGAATGTTTCATTCTTGTCGGTAGTGACCACGGGGTTGAACCTCGATAGAAGCTTATGTTCTAGGAGGTAGTAAGCAAGCCAAGCTGATAACCAAGTAAAGGAACGGATTGGTGAAATCAGAATGAGTTGGCGGTGGGGGCCAACTTGCTTACGCTCAACAGCGTAGGTGACAATACGTCTAGGAATAATCCCGAGGAACCAAGTGATTGACATAGTTGAATCAGATCCATAGTCCCATAACTGATGGCTGTAACGTCCACCACCAGTGATGTACGAGACCAACTCACCACTTGTATTGAAGTGGAATGAGGTGTTGTCTGTACCCATAGTGGTAGCAGTCTCTGGCACTACAGTGTAGATGAGAACTGGTTTAACTTGTTTAGACAAGAAATGGGGCATGTCTATATAATAGTCAACATCGATTATGCTCAAAATGTCGTCGTGATTTACGGCATCTAATCGATTACTTGTGTTTGTGTCCTTACACCAATACCACTGCCTAGACCCACGGGAGGTGGGTTTTCTTTGATCGGATGCGGACATGCCAACGCAGTAAGTACCAACACCACAGTAAGTGGCGAGTCTTTGGATAGCGTTAATAGCAGAGGTGCGCAATGAGGCAGCTGTTGGGTGGGTGTGCCCAGGGGCTGGGGGCACGGAGTTTGGTTGGATCTGCATAAAACCATCTCTTACAAGATCAGACGCAATTTCTGGTCGAGAGGAGAGGGCTTCACATAAGTAGCTGTGGAGAATACGTGCATACTTACGCGCGGCACGGTAAAGTAAAAACGAAACAAGAGGTATTGTAAACGTTAGTACCATGATAACAATGCGATGAAGATAGATGAAGTTCCATACGATAAAGAAGATCTTAATAATAAGGTCTCGAGTGTCGCTAAGGAAAGGTTCAAA